TGCTAGCCCGCATTCGTGCTGTTAATCAGGCTAGCGCCGACGCTCGGGCGTATTTTCCCGAATATTTTAAGAAGGATTGAACCATGAAAGTTAAATTAACCAACGTGCGCTTGGCTTTTCCCGCGCTATTTGAAGCTAAATCAATCGCGGGCAGTGAAGGCGCACCCGCCTATGGCGCGACGCTGCTCATCGACCCTGCGACTCAAAAGCCGTTGATTGACGAAATCAACAAAGCCATTGACGCGGTTGCCGTTGAAAAGTGGGGGGCAAAGGCGAGCTCTCACCTCGTCGCTATGCGCAAAGGCAACAAGGTAGCGCTGCACGATGGTGACGAAAAAGCCCAGTACGCGGGTTTCCCAGGGGTGATGTTTGTTGCTTCACGCAGCACCGTTCGCCCTGTCGTTATCGACAAAGACAAGTCCCCGTTAGTCGCGGAAGACGGCAAGCCCTACGGAGGCTGCTATGTCAACGCCACGATTCAATTGTGGGCGCAGGACAACACCTACGGCAAGCGTGTTAACGCGCAGTTGCTGGGCGTGCAGTTTCTCAGAGATGGCGATAGCTTCGGCGGCGGCGCAATTGGCAGCGTGGAAGACTTCGACGACTTGGCAGTTGACGAGGAAGCACTCGCATGAACGAAGACCAAATCGCAAAAGAATTGATGGCTTTGGCCTTAAAAACCAAGCCCCTCGATTAAGGAGCTGCGCAATCTCCCAGCTTCGCGTGGCTTCGAGGTAGACAGGCTTTTATCGCTACGGACGGCTATCCCTTGACTTGAACAGTAGCCGTCCCGTGCGCAAACCGTAGCGCAGTTGAAATATACGCACGGAAATTTAAGCAACCAGCCAATTATTTTTAACTTTTAAGATTCACATGACAACCCTTTACCTTGACCTTGAAACTTACTGCGACGTGCCGATCAGTTACGGCACGCATGCGTATGCATCGAAGGCTGAGATCATGCTGTGCGCTTGGGCAATTGATGACGGGCTAGTAGAAGTCGCAGACTTCACCCGAATAGCTCTTCCGTTGGGTGCGTGGATTGGGTTGTCTGAGGCGTTAAAAGACCCGAGCGTGACAGTAGTCGCGCATAACTCACATTTTGACCGTACCGTTATTAGCCACGCGTGGGCTTCGCTGGGTCTAATTGCACATATCAACCGTTGGCAAGACACAATGGTACAAGCCATGGCACACGGTTTACCCGGTGGCCTAGACGCGCTGTGCGATATTTTGAAAATCGACAGCGACAAAGCCAAAATCAAAGACGGCAAGCAGCTGGTGAATCTGTTTTGCAAGCCCCGCCCTAAGACTTTCAAACTCGAACGCGCAACCCGCGAAACGCATCCCGACGAGTGGGCTAAGTTCGTAGAATACGCCGCCAATGACGTGCGAGCCATGCGCGAAGTGCATAAAAAATTGCCCACATGGAATTTCAAAGCCGAAGAACTCGCACTCTGGCACTTAGACCAGACCATCAACGACCGAGGCGTAGCGGTCGATGTTGACCTAGCAGAAGCCGCCATCAAAGCGGTGACCTTAGCCCAAGCGGAACTGGCAACCCGCACTTCGGAATTAACGCACGGCTATGTGGAATCGGCTACCCAGCGCGACGCGCTGCTAAAACATGCGCTTGCGGCCTACGGTGTTGAACTGCCCGATATGCAAATGGCGACCTTAGAGCGTCGCATTGAAGACCCCGATTTACCCGCCGAACTTAAAGAGTTGCTGCAAATTCGCCTTCAAGCATCCACAACCAGCACCAGCAAGTACAAAACATTGGTGAACGGTGCGACCGACGGCCGGCTGCGCGGGTTGTTGCAGTTCTGCGGGGCGAGTCGCACAGGCCGCTGGGCTGGGCGCTTGTGGCAACCGCAGAACCTACCGCGGCCAACTTTGAAGCAAGAAGTCATCGACGAAGGCATTGAAGCCCTGAAGCTGGGTTGTGCCGACCTCATTACCGATAACGTGATGCAGTTGACCAGTTCCGCGATTCGCGGCTGTATCGTCGCGCCCAAAGGTAAAAAGCTAGTCGTTGCGGATTTGTCCAATATTGAAGGCCGTGATCAGGCATGGCTCGCGGGTGAGACTTGGAAGCTAGACGCTTTTCGAGAGTTCGACAGCGGTACGGGGCACGACTTGTACAAGTTGGCTTATGCGTCCAGCTTTGGTATCAAGCCTGAAGCCGTGACCAAAGACCAACGCCAAGTTGGTAAGGTGCAAGAGTTGGCACTCGGTTATGAGGGTGGCGTGGGCGCGTTTGTCACGTTCGCCAGTGCCTACAAAATTGACCTTGAAGTGATGGCCGACGAGGCTATCGGCGCTATTCCTGGCAGCGTTTGGGGTCAAGCCAACATCATGCTTGACTGGCACAGAAAGCGCAAGCGCAACCCGCCGGTTGAGTTCAATATGTCCGATAAAACGTGGCTGGTTTGCGAGAGTTTCAAGCTGGCATGGCGTGCTGCGCACCCAAACATTCACTCTATTTGGCGTGAGCTGGGTGAAGCAGTGCGTTTGGCTGTCCGCGTACCTAAGCAAACCGTGCCGTGTCGTGGCCTGAAAATTCGCCGCGATGGTGGCTGGCTGCGTATCGTTTTGCCCTCAGGCCGTGCGCTGTGTTATCCGTCACCTGCTGTCAGCGAAGGCGGCGAGCCGTGCCCCCACTGCCACGGCACAGGCGCGAAGGTCGTCGATAAGGCGATTTTGGATTGCGTCGAATGTGAAGGCACGGGCATCGTGCCGGGCAAGGGCGGGCAAATCAGCTACTTCGGTGTTAACCAATATTCGCGCAAGTGGACAAAGCTCTACACCTATGGCGGCAAGCTTTTTGAGAACGTCTGCCAAGCCGTCGCCCGTGACGTGATGGCGCACAACATGCCGATTATCGAAGCCAAGGGCTACGCTATTGCGCTATCGGTTCACGACGAACTGATCTGTGAAACACCAGACAGTGACGAATTTTCCAGCACCGAACTCTCGCAACTGCTAGCAGCAAACCCGCCGTGGGCGCTGGACATGCCGCTAGCGGCTGCGGGCTATGAATCTTACCGATACAAAAAGGATTGACCCATGAACTACGACGAAACCGACGACTACGTGGGGCACATCAAACCTCGCAACCCAACCCCAAAGGAGAAACAGCCATGAGCTATGTAAGCAGTAACTGGACAGGCCGCACCCCGCGCACGACGCAGGAAGCCTCTAACCCACACGCCCGAAGCGTAATAACTGAGCCGAAACGCGAAGTCTCACCCGTCGCGGTCGTGCTGGCTATCGTTTACGTTGTCGCATTGGTCACGGTTTGGGCGGTCACGCGATGAGTATTCGGGGCCAAGAATTACAAGCTGAACGCGACTTCTCGGAAGGTAAACCTGACGTGCAGCGTTTGCGCCCGTTGCGTGAGCGCGACATTGAAGGCTATCTCGTTAAGCGCGTGGCTTTAATGGGCGGCGAAGTGCGCAAGGTGCAATGGATAGGCCGTCGCGGCGCACCTGATCGTTTGGTGATGTTGCCTAGGATTGAATATCGGCTAGCTGGAGACACAAAACCCGCGCTTGTACACCCTCAAAAAACACTTTGGATTGAACTCAAAGCACCAGGCGTGAAGCCTGAGGAGTACCAATTGCGGGAGCATGCCCGTATGCAGGCGTTAGGGCAGCGGGTTTTCGTGGTGGATTCGTTTGCGGGCGTTGACGGGGTGTTGTCGTGAAAAAGCAAAGTATCGTCCTGCGAGACCCGAAGAACGAGCCTACGTTGACCTTAGAGGGATACACCGTTGAGTTATGCGGCGTTCCTTTGGTAGTTCACCAAGCAACGATTACCCGAACTAAACGACTTGCGTCAGATGGAAAGGGGCAATTTAGCACTGTTCAATTCTTAGATGTAACAGGCGGCTGGCAAGTCAGCGAACCCCGCACAGGTGCGCGTATCGCTCCCAATGAAGACACCCAAAAGGCAGCGATAGCAGGTGCGAAAAAGCGCATTGAAACCATCGATACAGGTAAAAGCCTAGCTGAAATAGTTGAACAGAAAGTCCATAGTTTGGGGCTGGATTTAATATGACCCGCAAAGTCTGGACACCCCGAGCCTACCAAGGCCCCATCATGCAGCACCAACTTGACCATAAGCGGCAAGCGGTTTGGGCAGGCATGGGGCTGGGTAAAACGGTGTCAACCCTCACGACCTTGGACAATCTGTTCCTCTCAGGTGAAGAGACACAGCCCGCCCTAGTCTTAGCCCCTTTGCGCGTAGCCCGTAGCACTTGGCCGGACGAAGCTACCAAGTGGCAGCACCTGCGGCATATCGAAGTGCAACCCGTCGTCGGTACGCCGCAGGAGCGTGCCAAAGCCCTGAGCAATACCAACGCTAGCGTGTTCACCACCAACTACGAGCAGTTACCTTGGCTGGTAAAGCACTACGGTGACGCATGGCCGTTTACCACGGTGGTAAGTGACGAGAGCACCAAACTGAAGGGCTTTCGCCTACGTCAAGGTGGTGAACGCACCCGCGCCCTAGGCCGTGTCGCGCACACCAAAATCAACCGTTTCATGCAGTTGACAGGTACGCCCAGCCCCAACGGGCTAAAAGACCTTTGGGGGCAAGCGTGGTTTTTAGACCAAGGCTTTCGACTAGGCCGCACTTGGACGGGCTTTACCGAGCGTTGGTTCAAACCCGCGCACGACGGCTACGGGATTATTCCGTTGCCCTTCGCCCAAGAACAAATCCAAGACCGACTGCGCGACATATGCCGGAGCCTAGACGCTAAAGATTACTTCGATTTAGCCGAACCAATCGTCAACGTCATCAAAGTAGAGCTACCCGCCAAAGCCCGAGCGCTCTACACCGACATGGAAAAGCGCATGTTTATGGAGCTCGAAAGCCATGAAGTCGAAGCCTTCGGCGCAGCGGCACGCACTTTGAAATGTCTGCAATTAGCCAACGGCGCGGCGTATGTAGGTGAAAGCAACACTGAATTTATAGAGGTACACGATGCCAAATTACAAGCCCTTGACTCGATCATTGAAGAAGCAGCCGGTGCGCCGATCCTTGTCGCGTACCACTTCAAAAGCGACCTTGCGCGGCTCAAAAAAGCTTTCCCCCAAGGCCGTGCCCTCGACGCAGATCCCAAAACTATCACCGATTGGAATAACGGGCTCATTCCCGTTCTGTTTGCTCACCCCGCATCCGCTGGCCACGGGCTTAATTTGCAAGACGGCGGAAACATCGTCGTTTTCTTTGGGCACTGGTGGAATCTGGAAGAGTACATGCAAATTATTGAACGCATTGGTCCAACGCGCCAAGCCCAAGCCGGCCATGATCGCCCAGTTTTCATACATCACATTGTCGCTGCGGATACGGTTGACGAACTGGTCATGGCCGCGCGAGACAGCAAGCGCGAAGTTCAAGAAATATTAATGGAAGCAATGAAAAGGAAACACAAATGACCGCCCAAACCGACACCATCACCCAAACTCTGACCGAACGAGGTAATCGATACGGCGTTTTCAAGCACCACGCCGAGGTGACGCAAGACTTAAAAGCCGTGATCGCGGGGCATCTTGCAATTAGGGGTAAGCAACTAGCCGCCGACCAAACTGAAGCCTTAGACATGATTTGTCACAAAATCGGGCGGATCGTCAACGGCGACCCTGACTATGACGATAGCTGGGTTGATATTGCGGGTTATGCCAAATTAGTAGCCGACCGATTGCAAGGGACGGAGCGGTGACTGAATTTCAAAGCCTCTACCTAGCCCACTACCGCAGGCAAAGGGCAGCGAACCGCAAACCCATGACGTTAAGCCAGTTTTACGACACAGTGTTCGACCCTATTCGCATACCCGTATTTGTACGGGCTAAATAAGCCTCTAGCCGGCGTATTTATTGGCTAAGTAGCTATTAAAAATATAGTAAATTTAAAGAGAAAATCATGTCTGAAATTATCCACATAGCGCCCGCCCCCAGCGTCCGCATCCCATTGGCCGCGGCCTGCACGGGTTGGACTGAAAAAGCAATTAGGCGTAAGATTGAAGACGGCAAGTGGCTCGCGGGCAGGGAATACTTCAAAACACCCGACGGCGAGATCATGATTAACATCAAAGGGGTTCAAAAGTGGGTAGAACAGGGGACGGCGTAGAGGTTCGGGCTAAATCAATCCGACTGACCTTCAGCTACGAGGGTGAACCGCAGCGCCAAACGCTGATGTTGAACGGCGCACCCATGCCGCCAACAGCCCCGAACGTCAAGTACGCGCGGCGTTTGGCTGTTGAGATTCGAGATCGAATCAAGCACGACACCTTCAGCATGGCCGAGTATTTTCCGGCCAGCGGCACGGGCGGCGCACTGACTGTCAGTAGTCAACTCGACACGTGGCTTGCGGCACAGCGCATAGAGCACAGCACCCGTCAGGGTTATTTGACGTGCATACGCTTCTGGAAAGCCGCGCTGGGCGACAAACTCCTGAGAGCACTTAAACCCAGCCACGCCATGACGGTGATCGCAAACCGCCCTGACCTATCGGGTAAGACAATCAACAATTACACCAGTGTGCTACGCGAAGCGGTGCAATTGGCCGTATTGGACAAAATACTGATCGAGAACCCGATAGCCGAAATCACCAGCGCGTCGCATCAAAAGCCTGAACCTGATCCATTTACTGCAGACGAAACCGAAAAAATAATCGAACACGTGCAGCGCAAGTACCCTGGGCACGTCGCAAACATGGTCACCTTTTGGCTTTGGACGGGGCTTAGATCAGGTGAAATTATCGGGTTGCACTGGGACAATATCGACTTAGCTACGGGCACGATGTTAATCACCGAATCGCGGGTGCTGGGTGTTTTAAAGAAAAACACCAAAACCAACAAAGCCCGAACCGTCAAGATTAATAGCAAGGCGATGGCCGCGCTGCAGAGTCAACGCGCCTTGACCCAAATCCAAGGTGGTGAAGTGTTCCGACACCCGCGCTACGATACGAACTGGCCTGATCTGCAGGGCTTCATATCAGGTTACTGGAAACCAACGCTTAAAGCCTTGGGAATTCGCTACCGCCGACCGTATGATATGCGCCACACTTACGCCACGGCGATGCTGATGGCCGATCTTAAAGTCGCTATGGCCGCAAAACAAATGGGGCACAGCATCGAAGTTTTCCTGAGAACTTACGCCAAATGGATCGACGGCGAGCAGAACGAGCGTGAAATTGACAAGCTAGAAGCGTCGTTTACTTCCCTGAATCTTCCCCAAACAAAAAGAAAAGCCTCGTAAGTCATTGACTTACAAGGCTTTATACTGGCGGAAACGAAGGGATTCGAACCCTTGATGAGGCTCAACACCCCATACTCCCTTAGCAGGGGAGCACCTTCGGCCACTCGGTCACGT